AGGTGTCTTGCGCATAACGCCATAAGCATCTGAGATACCTAGAGCAATAGCCTTACGAGTTGGAGTTAATATGTCCGAGTGGGAAACAGAGAACGAAGCCTTCCTGAAGAAAATCGGGCAGGTAACACCAGCAACACCTAAGCCAGCACCTACCAAGAAAGACGAGGAATAATCTCATGGCTGTATTTCTAAATAACAAGGTCGGCGTGAAGATTAACACAGTTGATCTTTCTGACCATGTAACAAGCATTACACTAAACCGCACATTTGATGAGCTAGAAGTTACTGCAATGGGCGATTCTTCACACAAGTTCGTTAAGGGCTTGGAAGCATCGACTGTAACAATCGACTTCCTCAATGACACAGCATCAGCAAATGTTCTTGCAACATTGCAGGCTGCATGGGGTACAACAGTCACATGTGTATTTTTACAGGAAAAGGGAACAGCAGTATCTGCTACCAACCCACTTTACACAGTCTCATTGCTAGTCAATAACACAACAGACATCAATGGTGCTGTTGGCGATATGGCTACACAGTCAATTACATTTACTGCTAACTCAACAGTCGCAGTAACCACAACAGGCACATTCTAAAAAACTAACAAAGGGGCTAACCAATGGCAAGACTAAAGATAGTTCGTACAGATGGAAGCGTACTAGAAGGCGAGATAACACCAGCCGTTGAATATAGCTTTGAATCTTATGCAAAAAAGGGCTTCCACAAAGCGTTTCGCGATGAGGAAAAGCAATCGGATGTCTATTGGCTTGCATGGGAAGTCACACGCAGATCAGGTGAATCTGTTAAGCCTTTCGGGATTGAGTTTATCGAAACACTTAAGAGTGTTGAGGTTCTAGACTCAGACCCTTTAGCTTAAAGCGCGATCTTCCGTTCACCTATCTGATTGCTCGCTTGAGCATTAGATTGGGGATTGCGCCACAGCAGTTATTAGAGTTAGACAAGACCATGCTCGATGCATTAGTGCAAGGGCTCAAGGATGAAGCGAAAGAGGTGAGCGATGCGAGTAAAAGTAGAAGGCGTTAAGCAAACTCGCAAGGCTATTCGCCAATTTGCTCCAGACCTAAATAAAGAATTAAACAAAGAGCTTAGGATCGCACTAGCCCCTATTGCTAAAAAGGCTAGGGGTTTTGTGCCTTCCGATTCCCCTATGTCTGGATGGGCTGGTCGCTCATTCTCTGAAGCCAAGTTTCCTATTTTTAACGCAAGCACTATTCGTTCTGGCATTGGCTTTACTACAAAGCAAGGCAGAACAACTAGGTCTGGTTTTACTTCTAATGCCACAATCTTTAACAAGTCTGTTGCAGGTGCAATCTACGAAACAGCAGGTAGAGCCAACAATGGACAAGGACAGCCGTGGGTCGGCCCTAAAGCAGGTGGCACTTCTAAGAAAGTAAGCCGATCTAATAACCCTAACGCTGGAACTCAGTTTATTGAGAATCTTCCGCCATTAACGAGCAGCTTAAAAGGTCGAGGTCGCTTAATCCTCAAAGCATGGGCACAGGATCAGGGCAAGGCTTATGGCGCAGCGATTAAAGCAATCGACAAAGCAGAGCGCAAGTTTTATGACAGATCTAAAACCACTACTTTTAGTAAGGCTGCCTAATGGCTATTGATATTAACATTGGCTCCAAGCTCGATGGAAAAGGTTTTAAGCAAGCCGATACGGCGATCAATAAACTAAACAAAAGCACTAAGAGCCTTACTCGCAATCTGGGCTTAGCACTTGGCACAGCTGCAATCATCTCTTTTGGTAAGGCATCTGTTAAGGCTTTTGCAGAAGATGACAAAGCAGCCAAAGCACTTGGCACAACTCTTAAAAATCTAAATCTTGCTTACGGCTCAAATGCCGCAACAGTCAATGGCTTTATCTCACGCCTAGAATTACAGACAGGTGTTCTGGATGATGAACTTCGTCCTGCAATGGATCGCTTGCTTCGTGCAACAGGCGATGTCACTAAGTCACAGGAATTACTTGGCTTAGCCCTTGATGTTGCAGCAGGTACAGGTAAGAGCCTCACTCAGGTTTCACAAAGTTTACAGAAGGCATATCTAGGACAAACTCAGGCACTTGGTCGCTTGGGTGTAGGACTATCAAAGGCTGAACTTTCAAGCTCATCATTTGAGGAAATCCAAGTTCGTCTAGCAACACTATTTGCAGGTCAGGCAACAGCGGCAGCCGATACTTATGCAGGTTCACTTGCTAGATTAACTGTTGCTGGAAACAATGCGAAAGAGACTATTGGTAAAGGTCTAGTCGATGCTTTAGTTACAGCATCTAACTCTACTTCCACGGATGATCTAATTGAGAAGATCGACAGAGCAGCTGAGTCAATCGCTAACTTTGTTCGTGAGACTGGCGAGTTTATTAAGATCACCAAGTCAATCTTCAAGTTCGAGTTATTTGCCACAGACCCTAATGCCTTTAAGGGCATGGGCAATATCTCAACAAGTAAATCTTCACAGGATACTCAGCGAGCAGATGCCATTGCTAAAAAGAATGCTACTGCAATGGCAAAACTCACAGGCGTTCAAGCTGCTAATCAAGCCAAGATTCTAAAGGACAAGCGACTTGCTACTGCAATTGACAAGGCTAACCTTGCTCTCAATAAGGGCAGCGAAGTCTTTGACATGGACAAGATCCAGATTGCAGCAGCTCTTACTTCTCAGGCAGAGCAATTAGGCAAGGCAACTACTTCATCACAGGTCTTGCAGATTGCCAATGACACTGCTCGCCTGAATGTCAAGCGCTCAATCCTTGCTCTAGAAGATGCTATTGCTTCTAAGGATGAAGCAGCTATTGTTGCTGCAACGGCTAAACTCAATGCAGATCTTAAAGTTCTTGGGGCTTTAACTGGTCAAAGCGCAAAACTTTCAGATATTAAATCCATCCTTGAAAGCCTAAAGCCTAAAGATCTAATCAATCTTGCTAACCTAGATGCAGCCATTGCTAAGATGATGGAACTTCTAAGGCTTCAAGGTACAAAGACTTTAGTGCCGACTACTCCATCTGGCGTAAGTGGAACAACAGTAAGTGGAACGACAGTAAGTGGCACTCCCAGCAACACTGGCAATCCTGCTTTAGATTCATTGATCGATCTACGCAAGGGCACAGAAACAGGCACAGCGATCAACTTCTTACTCAAAGAACACATTGATGAGATAATTGCCAGTTCTAGTAGCAGCATGGTTGATGAACAATCACAGTTAGCAATGATGAGAATTCTTAATCGAACTGGAATTGGTGCAACTTCAGGTTTTGACCCTGCAAGATTTAGAGCAGCTGATAATGGTAATCCAATTAATATCAATGTCACGGCTGGAGTGGGTGATCCAGAAGCAATCGCTAGAGCTGTGGAAGATGTTATCCGCCAGTCATATCAACGCGGTACGAGTGCAACGGGACTTCTGGCAATATGACATGGCTTCCAGAATGGCGCATTACTGTCGGGACTAATGTTTATACCAATGTCACAGGTGTTAATGTAACCACAGGTCGAATTGATATAGATCGCCAATGCCAAGCAGGTTATGCTCGCATGGACATTATCAACTCAACCAATGCCCTCTTTGATATCGATGTTACCGATATTCTGACTCTAGAGCTTAAAGATAGCGGTGGCACTTATGTGCCTGTATTCGGTGGCACAGTCTCAGACTTTACGACATCTGTCAGAAGCCCAGAAGAAGTAGGCTTTATAACTATTGGCACAATCCTTGCAGTGGGTGCTTTGGCTAAACTGCCTAAAGCCATCTACACAGCAGCAGTAGCTCATAACTTAGATGGCGAGCAGATCTCTATCATCCTTGAGGATCTTCTAGTCAATCAATGGCAAGAAGTAGCACCTGCCCTGCAATGGGTCAATTATCTTCCAGCCACTACCACATGGGCTAATGCAGAGAATGTAGGACTTGGCGAGATTGATGCTGGTCTGTACGAGATGGATAACCTTGCAGCAGCTTCTCGCAACACTCAGACCCTAGTTCAGCAGATAGCAGACAGCGCACTAGGAAATTTATACGAGGACAAGCAGGGCAGAATCTCATATGCAGACGGAGATCACAGAGCCAACTATCTAGCCACTAATGGCTCAACCCAGTTAGACGGCAACTACGCATCCCCTGCCAGTGTGAAATCAATCTTACAGATCGGCAAGATCCGTAACAGCGAGATCGTGCGCTATGGCAATGACTACGGCAGCACATACTCAGCCACAGATGATGCTTCCATTACTACCTATGGTCGCTACCAAAGAACATTCGATTCCAACATCCGTTACACAGCAGACATTGAGGACATCATTGAGCGCGATCTAGCCCTTCGCTCAACGCCTAGAACACAGCTGGATCAGATTACTTTTAGACTTGACAACCCTCTTATGCCTAATGCCCTGAGAGATGACCTTATCAACCTGTTCTTTGGCGAGCCAGTAGTTATCACTAACCTACCCTTCAACATGTTCGAGGGGTACTTCTCAGGCTTTGTAGAGGGCATCTCAATTAGGGCAACGCCTACCTTTGTGGATGCAACTATCTATGTCTCACCAACAGACTTCTCTTTAATTGCGCCAACATGGGCAACAGTAATTCCAACTAACACCATCTGGAGTGGCGTAAATGGTACACTACAGTGGACTAAAGCGATCGGAGCTCTAACCTAATGGCAACAACAACCCCTAATTTTGGTTGGGCAGTACCAACCAGTACTGACCTAGTCAAGGATGGCGCAGTAGCCATTGAGACGCTAGGCGATTCTATCGATGCTTCACTTGTCGATCTTAAAGGTGGCACAACTGGTCAGGTGCTTTCTAAAGCATCTAACACAGACATGGACTTTACATGGGTAACAGATGCAGCTGGTGACATCACAGGTGTTACTGCTGGTACAGGTATCTCAGGCGGTGGCACTTCTGGCACTGTCACAGTTACTAACTCAATGGCAACAGCAATTACAACTGCTGGAGATTTAATCAAGGGAACAGGATCAGGCACTTTTGATCGTCTCGGCATTGGTAGCACAGGACAAGTTCTCACAGTTTCAGGAGGCGCACCAACTTGGGCTACGCCAGCAGCAGGTGGTGGCGGTAAAGTTTTGCAGGTTGTTCAAGCAACTACTAGTACAGCGGTTCAAATAACAGCGACTTCAATGCAAGACACTGGCATCACTTGTTCAATAACACCTACTTCAGCAACAAGCAAAGTTTTAGTTTTAATAAATGGTCAAGTTTATGCTTACAAGGCAAGCAACGGAGCAACTGGAGATTTTCAAATTGTAAGAAATTCCACGGCAGTTTTGGTTTGCGATGGAACAACAGGTAACTTTGCCTTTGGCACAAAAGTCGGAAGTAGTACAGTAGAGTCTGCTCACATTATTTCAACTGCTTATTTAGACTCTCCAGCAACCACTTCATCAGTAACATATAAATTGCAGGCTGCTTGTAATCAAGCAGATGAATTAAACTGGCAAAATACTAATGCCAATACTTCAACAATCGTTCTTATGGAAATAGGTGCATAATGCGTTCATATTTAAGTAGAGCAATTCAAAAATTAAAACCAAATTCTGAATATGTAATTCAAGCCAATGACTATTCCACAATTAAATGGGTAGTTTTAGAGGGCGAAGCACCAAGTCAGGCTGAAATTGACGCGGCTATCGAAGAAGTCAAGGCTGAGGAAATAGCAGCAGCAGCAAAGGCTGAAGCCGACAAAGCAACAGCGACTGCAAAACTTGCTGCACTTGGCTTAACGACTGATGACCTAAAGGCACTCGGATTATAAGTGAAGGTCAAACTTTCTAAAGCTGCTTCCCAGTTAAGAGAGCAGATCGATGATTCGTTCCCAGATCGTGACCGCACATCGGATGGTTGGATCGGTGATACCCGACACGCTGCTCGCAAGTCTGATCATAATCCAGATGAGCAAGGCTGGGTTCGCGCCATTGATGTGGACAAAGATTTATTCAAGGGTGGGAAGCCCGACATCATGGGAGATCTTGTCGATCAACTTCGTCTCTTGTCCAAATCAAAAGCAGACAAGCGTATTAGTTACATCATTTTCGATGGACGAATCTGCTCCAGCATCCTTAACTGGAAGTGGCGCAAGTACACAGGGGCTAACAAACACTCTAAGCACTGCCATATCAGCTTTAAAAAAGAAGCTGATAATGATGGGGCTTTTTTTCAAGTATCTATGTTAGGCGGAGAATAATGAACGAACTAAAAACAGCAGCAGGCTCATGGGCTAGAGCGTTTCTAGTAGCAGCAATCTCAATGTATGCAGCAGGGGTCACAGATCCTCACGCACTTATTGCAGCAGGTGTTGCTTCAATCCTTCCACCTGTATTGAGATTCCTTTCGCCTAACGATCCAGCACTCGGCATCAAGAAGTGACACAGTCAGACTTCTTCACGCTTTACATCGCCACGATCACCATCATCGGTGGCTTGTCTGGCTATGTAATCACACACCTATTGTCTGAGATCAAAAGACTCAACACGCGAGTGGATGAGATCTATAACATATTGCTTGACAGGTAGCATTGTGCTATGGCAAGAAAAGCAACTAAGGCGTTAGAGGAACAAGGTTACTCAAAGCTCGATGCTTATTGCATTGGACTTTATGAATACTTCTGCTCACTTAAAAGAGCAGGCTTTCCAGAAGATATCGCCATGTTCATGATTACAGAGCCACAGGCTTACCCTCATTGGATTCTGCCCGATCCCATCGATCCTGAGAAGTTCGGCGATTATGAAGATGAGGATGACGATTAAGCGAATTGTCGTAGTCTCGGACTTACAAGTCCCATACCATGACAGGGTTGCAACCCGTAACCTTGCAAGCTTCATCACTAAGTTTAAGCCAGATCAAGTAGTCACCATTGGCGATGAGATCGACCTTCCACAGATAAGCAAGTGGGAAGAGGGTCGCATGGGCTCTTATGCTCAGACCCTAGATGATGATCGCAATGAGGCTGTTCAGCTGCTATGGGAATTAGGCGTTACGGATTGCATAAGATCTAATCACACAGATCGCCTCTATAACATCATCATGGCTAAAGTGCCAGCGTTCGGGGCATTGCCGGAACTGCGCTTCGAGAAGTTTATGAAGTTCGATGAACTGGGCATTACCTTCCATAAGAACCCAATGCCTATTGCACCTAATTGGATTGCAGTTCATGGAGATCACACACCCATCAAGCCACAGGGGGGCTTATCAGCCCTTGAGGCGGCTCGTAGGCATGGCAAGAATGTTATCTCAGGTCATACTCACAGAGCAGGCAGATCAGCCTTCTCAGAGGCTTCTGGGGGGCGTATAGGGCGTGTCCTGCATGGTGTCGAAATAGGCAATCTCATGGACTTTAAGCAGGCTGCTTACACTAAGGGTGTGGCTAACTGGCAGCAGGCTTTCGCCATCATCTATGTCAACAAGGCTAAGGTTCAGGTCGATCTTATTAACATCGAGAAGGATGGGACATTCATTGTGTCTGGAAAGTCCTACGGCAGACCGCGTTAAATCGTTATAATTCCGTTACCAAAATAAGTAGGTTTTGACACTCAGCTGTGCAACACTAATCCTGTAGCCAATCAAGGGCATTGGCACAGATAGGTACGAAAATGATTAAGTTTAATAGAATAAATGGATGGTCTTATAAGACATCTGATAATGCTTACATAATTAGCAACTGCGGTAATCGCACATGGTTCTCAGCTGAGATCGATGCAGAACTAACAGCCAAGCATGGCTTTGAGGTAGCAGTAGAGAACAGCAAGATGTACCACACAACTCTGACAGAAGCGCAAAACTGGGTACGCAATTACAATTATGTGGCGGTGTCAGCATGAGCTTTGAGATGCCAATGATTGTGTTGCTTCTAGCAGCTAATGCTTTATGGTATTTAGTAGGTTGGGCTAAAGGTTTTAATGAAGGCAAGCGCGAGGGGCTAATCGTAGCCAAGTCATTTCAGCGAGTGACAACAGATGCGCGCTAATGAAATCCTACTCACA